CAGAATGAAAGTTCATGATGCAATGGTCGAGTTTGGTTATTCAAATAAATTGACTACAATAGTTGATTTGGCTTATTGGAACATAAACAAAAATAATTCGCGTGTTGTTACAGACATCTGTATTAAAGCACAGTATGGTGCCAAACGAGAATTTTATGTTGTCAACTTAGGAGCAAAGTGTATGATGAGAATTATGGAAGATTCATACAAAGAATTATGTAAGGGGAACAGCTCTGAAATGATTTCTGTGCCAGGTGATAAAAAATTATTGAACATTCAGGAAAAAATCAATAAGGTATTATTGACCAAGCATAAAGGCAAGTATATTTATTCTATTAATGGAGATTGTACTAAATGGTCAGCTGCAGAAACACTACAAGCATTTGATACAATGTCACTTGCAATGGACGGCGTTTTTACAAAAAATCATATTGATTTTTTAAGAGTATGCTGTAATGCATGGGCTAATAAAGGAATTTATGTACCAAGTTCTATAATACAAAATCTCCACTATGTTGATAGATCAACAGAATACATTGATTTAAGAAATGGAAGTTTTAAATCAACTCAAAATTTCTTGCAAGGAATGATGAATTATGCATCATCATATAAGGCTGTAAGCTGTAGCAATTATACATTGTATATATGGCGAAAGTTATATCCAAATAGTGAATTGGAATTAGAACATCTGGAACACTCTGATGATTATCTATTGTTAATAAAAACACATGATTTAAAAGAATTAGAAGAATTTAGAATTCTTCATCGAATAATGATGAAATTCCATGGTTTCAATGATAGTATAAAAAAAACAAATACACAACGATTGTTAACTGAATTCATTTCTTTAATTTCATTTAATGGTCAAATGACATATCCTCAAATAAAGAAAACAAAAGAAGTAGGCATGAATACATCTTGTACAGGGTACAAAGATGACATGGATTTTGCATTATCAAGATGTGCTGAAGCAGTTAGAATTGGTGTTGATCATACAACATCATATATAATGCTAAGAATTCATCAAGCTAATGTTTTGCGATCATATTCTTTAATGAAAGGAATGCATAACAGCTTGTATGATTATTCAGATCTGTTAAATATGCCTGTTGAAATATTTGGAATTCCTGATACACTGCCATTAATAAATTTGAATGTTAAAGGAAATCCTAATAACTTTCGATTAATTTATGGAAATGATGAGCTGTCAGAAAAGAATAACCATATATTAAAACATTTATTAAATCTTCAAATAGAAAAAGTCGAATCTTCAAATTACATTGAAGATGTTGATCCACTCATGAGTTTTGCTTTTTATTCACCTAGTTATACATATGACACAGAAGGTAAGCTGATAAAGAGTATAAG